GTTAACTTCAGTTTGTATAGCAGCTCCTTTGGTTTTTGGAGCTGCACGTATGTGTTTAGCAAGTGCCTCTTTTCTCCGTAGTCAAAGTGATTATGTGGAATCTTCGGGTAATTTCACTGAAGAAAACCATAAGTTTAAATTGGCTGAGATTGAGAAGAAGTCAAAGGCTGGTTTCCCAAAAACTAGAACAAAACTGGACTCAGATAAGGATTATGATGAGATTGAGACTTTCGTCCCTAGAATTATATCGGACAAGAGAAATTTTAATAAGCCTGCAGAAGTCTACAATACTATAATTAAGAATAGGCGATATGTCAGAGTTATCAATAATGAAGGCAAACGAACCAAAACAACTATGTTGGGACTCTTTGGTGAGTGGGCTATTATAAATTGGCATGCCATTTATGATGCTGTCTGTTTAGAAGTTTCTCGAAATATTGATGTCGCAGTTGATTGTTATAAATTTTATTATAATAAAAATGATGTTAAGCAATTATCTAATGATATAGCCCTTATACGTATCAGGAGATGCTCCTTTAAAGACATACGATTCTCATTATGCAGCGATCTCTTGAAAGTTGGTATAGACTTTCAGAGGATTGATTGGAATAATGGAGAAATATCTGGTACTCTTATTAGAAGTGTTGAGGGCAAGAAGGTCGGCTCTGATGGAAATCGACCTCATTTATTTTATTTACCAACATATCTTAAATATCATGGTACTTTTAAATCAGGTGATTGTGGTAATCCAGTAATTGCGATAGTTAATAACCAAACATTTCTTGTTGGTATACATGTAGCAGGCGACCCTGATTATGGATATGCCACTACTTTTAGTTCTGATCTTTTATCGCATATTCCTGTTGAAGCAGGATTTGAGATTTACAGTGAAGGAGCTATTAGATTGCCTAAAGGTCAATGTTTGGGACCAATATCCCCTGGATCTCCCTTGTATTATGAGGGCACCTTTGGGTTTCATGTAATTGGTGGATTAACGCCCCTTAAGGTTGTCAAACCAAGGTCTACCTTAAAGTTAAGTTCACTTGTAAGAGATATTGAATTTCTTATTGGTGTTTCCCCCTATACAGAGTTCAAAGCTCTTAAATATGACATACCAAAAATGGGTAGAAGATCTATTAATGGAACGCATGGACCCTATAATATCTGGCTTCGAAAGTTAACAAAAGAGAATAAATCTCTCCCCGTTGACACCTGCCAGATTGTAAGTGACATACTTTTGAAATATTTCCTGGACAACTTACCAAATGATGATTTGCATCCCTTTGAACTTTCAATAGCACAGAATGGTTATCCATTTAATTTTTATGTTAGAGCTATGAAAAATTCTACTTCGGGAGGATATTCATTTCCTGGCAAAAAGAGGAATTATCTCATTGATTCGCCACAAAAATGGAAACATGATGCGGTTGAACCAACTTTCCCTGTCATGGAACAAGTGCTTGAGATTCTCGATGCTTATCAGAGAGAAGAGACTGCTTTAAATATTCTCGGCGCTCAACTTAAAGATGAGCCACGCCCGAGAGAAAAGGTTGACAAAGGTAGTACACGCGTATTTGCCATGTCAGGCTATGCAGAAACTTTAGTCAACAGAATGTATTTGTTGCCTTTCTATACTATGATGATATCAGAAGGAGATATTTTTCGCACCGCTATAGGAGCT